TATAGAAATGTTATCTATAGGTCATCTTGGGAGTTAAAATTTATGGTTTATTGTGATAATAACCCTGCCGTTGTTCAATGGGGAAGTGAAGAAGTAGTTATTCCTTATATATCCCCAATTGATAAGAGGGTTCATAGATACTTTATTGACTTCTTTGTGAAAGTAAAGTCACACGATAATCAATTAAAAACTTATTTAATCGAAGTTAAACCTAAAAAATACACAAAAGAGCCGGTGCCTCAAACAAGAAAGACTAGGCGATATATGACTGAAGTAAAGAATTGGATAGTTAATAATTCAAAATGGCAAGCGGCAAAAGAATACTGCGATGATAGAAAATGGGAATTTAAAATTTTAACAGAAGAACATTTAAAGGTATAAGATGGCAGTTAAAAATGTTTTTGACCAACTAAGACCAAAACCAGGAGATACACAATCTGCTCTTGGTTGGTATCTCGGTAAGGTTAAAGATTTGGTCGGAACAAATTATCGTGCCGAAAGATTATTCATAGATTATGCAAGTAATCAACAAGGATACTTTTATTCTGGTCAAATGGTAATGTTTAACTATAATCCTAAATATAAAAATGAGTTGCCTTACTACGATAAATACCCTTTAGTAATACCTTGGGACCAAACGAGCGATGGATTTATTGGTTTGAATCTTCATTATTTGTCACCAGTATTGAGATTAAGACTTTTAGAAAAGTTGTATAAAACTACAACAAACGACAAAATGAATGCATCGACAAGATTTAGAATTAATTGGAGTATCATTGGTGGTTCTGCAAAGTATAGAGAAGTGGCACCTTGTGTCAAGCGTTATTTGTTTGGTCAAATGAAATCAAAGTTTCTTTATATTGACCCTAACGATTGGCCAAGTGCTGTAGCGTTGCCAACAGAAAGATTTGTTGGTGCAAGTAGAGAATCCGTATTCAGAAAATCACGAAGAATGTTCTAATGCCAACACTTAACGAATTTATCAATACCGTCAAATCTAATGGTCTTGCAAAAAAGAGCAAGTATCTATTAGAAATTTTTCCACCATTTCTACAAGATTCAGGTTCGGCACAATTTGCTAGACTGACAAATGAAAAACTTCCTGGTATGGATGTTAATGCTAGATATTCAGAAATGAATTCTACGCAAAGACTTGTTAGTTTATTTTGCGAAACAATGTCAATTCCTGGAATGAAAATAGACACCAAAGACAATAGAACTTATGGTCCTATTTTTAGAATGCCAATGAATAGAACATATAACGATTTTACTGCAACATTTTATTTAGATAGAGAAGGTAAAATTAGAAGATTTTTTGATTTATGGCAAGAGTTTATTGTTAATCCAAAAAACAATCATTTTAATTTTTATAAAGAGTATGTCTCTAGAGCAAAAATATACACCCTAGACGAAGACTTACAAGATGGAACTGTAGCAGATAAAGAATCATTATATGCTGTAGAATTATTTGATATATTCCCTACTGAAGTGGCATCAATGGAATATGCCGCTGGAGATTCAGAAATTCAAAAAGTTTCTGTAACTTTTGCATATCATAAGTATGAAGTTAAATACTTATTTGAAGAAGCTGTTCCTGCTGAAGAAGAAGTTGCAACTACAGATGAAGATTCTTCCGAATCAACAAATGAAGATGAAGGAGAAACTGAAGAGGAAGCATTTGGTGAAGAAGATTTTGGAGATGATGAAGATTTCAATGACCCTGATACAGAGAATGAAGATGGATTTGCTGTTGATGGTGAAGGAAGAGAATTAGTAGATGATGACGGACTTCCTCTCGTCATAACCTAAAAGACGAAAACGGAGAATCGATTTCGATTTAATTATTAAGGAGATACCATGGCTTTACCTATGATTAATGCGCCAACATATGAAATGAAATTGGCATCAAATGGAAATACAATTAAGTATAGACCGTTTTTAGTAAAAGAAGAAAAGATTCTTTTATTGGCACTACAATCTGAAGATGAGAAACAAATTCTCAACGCAATTAAACAGATTATTACTAATTGCACATTCGGAGAAGTTGACCCTGAAGAATTACCAATGTTTGATATTGACAACATCTTTTTAAGATTGCGTGAGGTGTCGGTTGGTGAACAAGCAGAGTTTGCTTTAAAATGCACAAGCGAAGGATGTGACGGTGTGCAAAATATTATGATTGATTTGAGACAAATTCAATTAGAACCAGCAAATGAAGAAAAAAGAACTATTCCATTAACAAGTTCTATTGGAATAATTATGAAGTATCCAAATATTGCGCTTGTGGAAAAGTTGTCGAAGATTCAACTAAATAGTCCTGATGCGATGTATGAAGCAATCATCTCATCGATTGAAGCAATTTTTGATGGTGAGCAAGTATTCTCTGCCAAAGAACAATCGAGAGAAGAATTAATTCAGTTTCTTGACAGTTTAACACAAACTCAATTTGGCTTAATTAAAGATTTTTTTGAAAAAATTCCTAGATTAAAATATGACATTGACTATGAGTGCAAAAAATGCGAAACAAAACATCATAGAACATTGGAAGGCATAGTAAATTTTTTAGCATAACCCTCTCTCACGAAGACTTGTATAATTTGATGAGAACAAATTTCGCTTTAATGCAACATCACAAATACAGTCTAACTGAATTAGAAAATATGATGCCGTGGGAGAGAGAAATTTATGTTCAGTTGTTAGCAAAATGGATTCAAGAAGAAAACGAAAGACTAAAACAGCACCAAAGGTAATCAATGGCAGGCACATTCGCAGACACATTAGAAAAATTAGTAGCAACCGTTGAGATTGCTTCTGATATTCAATCCAATGACTTAAAATTAGTCAACAGTAATTTATCAAATATTGCCGATTTGATAATGGAGTATGCTGTCTATAGAATGGATGTGGATAAGGCAGGTTCTGGTGGCGGTGGTCCAACACCACCTAGCGGAAAATTAGATATGAATTTAAATCTTGGTGTGGGTAGTGCGCTATTTGCTTTACCTATGCTTAAAGTTTTAAAAAGTCTAAAAGATACTGCCAAAGATGCGGCCGAAGCATTAGAAGCAATTGGCACAGACAAATCTTTAAAGGGAGCGGAAGTTCTCGTCAAGTTAAATCAAGTAGCATTTAAACCTAGTGCTATTATTGGTGCAAAACTCTATGGACTCGCCATGGAGATTTTCGGAAAACATATTCCTGCTGTTGCGGCAAACCTATCAACATTAGGGACTAAAAAAATATCGACTGGTGCTGACACACTAATTAAATTAAACGAAGCAGTATTCAAACCTACGAAGATTGTAACAGCAAAACTCTATGGTCTTGCTTTAGAAATTTTTACAAAGTCTCTACCTAAAGTTGCCGATAATATTTCTGGTATGGGAAAGAAAAGTGTGGTCGAAGGCGTGAAAGCAATGGATATGCTTTCAAAAATACAAGGGGCAAAACTAATTGTAACAGGACCTTTAATCGGTAAAGGTCTTCATTTAATGTCAAAACAATTCCCTGAAATTGCTAAAAATCTAGCATTAATGGGTAAGAGTGATGTTAAAAAAGGTGCTGAAGCATTTAATAAATTTGCTTCAACTAAAATACCTATGTCAATGATTTTTGCAATTCCTGGACTTGTAATACTAGCAAAATCGTTGCCTATTGTTGCGGCAGGACTAAAAGCATTTGCAGATTCAGATATCGCCAAAGGTGCAAAAAATCTAGGGGAGTTGGGTGACGGTTTAAGTTCATTAGGAACAGGCATTGCTTTATTCTTAGGCAAAGTAGGTCTTGGAATGGTGTTGATTGGTGCAGGTATCTATCTTGCAGTCAAAGGAGTTCAAGGCCTTGGTGATGCGATGATTGGACTAAGTGAGGCTGGAGATAAAATTAGTTTAAAGAGTATAGGTAAAATATCTCTTGCTCTAATGTCACTAGCACCAGGTCTTACATTGTTTGCTGTTGGTGGCGCTTTAGCAAATCTTGTTGATACTGACCAATTAAAAGAATTAGGTTCTACTATTCAACAATTTGCGACAACAGATGTTTCGGGCATGCCGGCAGTTTCAGAAAACATGTTGGCACTTGATAAAGCACTATACGAATTGGGCAAAACAGGTTTCTTAATGTCATTCGTAGAGTTTGGTGCTTTCTCTAAACTCGCAAACGATATTAGCACATTTGCTGATATTGATTCCATTGCTCTAATTAATGTTGCCGATGCAATTATGGTATTGAATGAAGCATTGAGCAAATGGGGCGGAGATGGGTTCTTAGAAAAAGTAGGAAACTCAATCATGAGTTTCTTTACTGGTGGTCCTTTTGATGAAGTATTAAAGATTGCTAAAAAAGGTCCTGAATTACAAATGGCAGGCGATGGTGTCAAGAATGTTGTTAGTTCAATTCAAACACTACAAACACTACAAAATGTTGAAGAGCAAGGTAAAAAATTAGATAAGTTTATTTCTACTGTTCAACCTGCATTCTCAAGACTTTCTAAATCAATGGCAGAATTACAGCAAGCAGGTGGTGATAAGATTCTTCCAGCAATTGCAGAAATTCTAAAACCAATGAGACAAGGTCCAGATGTTATGGGTTCATCGATGGAGAATAACAATCTGAGATTAGCAGGTGCCGCTGGTGGAACAACTGTTGTAAATGCTCCAACAACTAATACAAATAGCAGTAGTGGAACAACAATGGTTGCTACAAAAGGAAGAGCAACTAATGATGAAAGGTCAGTCAACAGAATGATGCAATAAAAAAGGGGACACAAGGTCCCCTTTGAGTTACTAGCGTTACGA